TTCATCATCCAACCTTCTTTGAAGTGAATTTAATCCTCTTGGAATGTAAGTATTGATACCACTATGCATATCATGTCTAATGATTTTTGCAGCGTGTTCTAAGTATATGTTCTTCTTACTTAAATCATCTTTAATTTGTTGTTTGTTCTGAATAAACTCACTTACCACTTTAAAGAATGGTGGCATAAAGAATACAACACACCCCCATCCAAATTTGGCAAGAAATAAGGTTGGTTCACATATCCCAAATACAATGCAGGTTTGTACTGCAAAGAAGGTCATCATAATTAGACCTGCAACTATTAGGGAGATTTTGGAATTTATAGATATTCCATCCAGAGCGTTCATTTACAGCTCCGTTTTCTTAAACCCACATTTCTCAAAAAAGTATTTTGAAGGACAGAATCCTGTCCAAAGGCCGATTTGTAACATCAAACAAACAAATATTACAACTTCCCAAGATTGAAGTAGATACCCTACTATCAATACCATTGACATTAGAAAGTAAACCATTCTGGTTGATGTTATATATTGTAGTAATGTTTTCATTTTCGTTCTCCTTTATGTTGGTCAATCTTATCAAGAATCTTATTAAGTAACTCCGTTTTGATGAAACCACTCATTGAAGCATTTTTAAGAGCTGAGATAAGTTGGAAAACAATAAAAGGCATCAAAATGGTTTCTGATAACCAAGATGTGCCTTTAAATCCTAATTCTACTGAAAGAATTACTGTTAATATTAATATCCAAGCAAATAGTGTTTTTAATACTTTAACTGCTTTGTATGTTTTGAATCCTTCTCTTTTAATTCCAGCAATAAGACCAAAGAATCCATCTAATAGAACAACTGCAACTAATGCAAGATATTGTTCGGTGTTATCTGCGGTTAAATTCATAAAATATGAACCCATAAATGCACACGCCGTACTAATCGACATAATAACCTGTGTCCAGGTTGATTTTAATAATTCCATTTTAGAACCCATATTGAATTAATTCTATGAATGCCACTTTTATTCGCATCCACAATCGTTGAGTCCATCGAAGTTCTTTGAACTCTTTTGTTATAAATATATCAGATAATTCTTTCATTATGAAATATCTTTACTTTCAATTAATGTATAAGTAAATGATTTACCCCAAACTTTAGCCGCTTTGTTAGCAACTTCCATTAGCTTATCAAAATTCTTATTATTTGCAATAACTTGACACCCTGCTGACCACTTATCAATTTGTACAGAAGTTCCTGTCGCAGATGCTCTATGGATATTAATCCCATAAATACCCTCGTGAATATTTTCTTCCAAAAAGTCATATACACCATCTTTATCTTTATCTCTGTAAACTTTAAGAGGTTTTTGTTGTTTAAGAGCTTCGTACTTACCTTGATGTAACCCAATTGTATGTGAACCTCTATATTGACCTGGCACTAAGATTGCAACACCATCTTTGTTTAATAGGTTTCTTTCCCAATGTGAACCAGGGTCAGTTGTTGCTTCAAACTCATGATAGAACCACTTACCATTTTCATCTTTATATGATAGTGTAACCCAATCATCAAATTTGTTAGTTACTTTACCACCTGTTTCAGAATTTCTGATTCCAATTATGTTGACATCATAATTATCTGAAGTGAAGTATTTATAACCTTTTCCTTCAACTGCTTTTTGTATTTGTTCTCTTGTAAAACGTGCCATTCATATCCCTTATATTTTAATTACGTTTCTTTCTTCCTTGACAATGTGCTTTCTGAGAGAAACCTTTCGGGTTGTTACAATCAATACTTTTTTTGTACTTATCCGACCATTCCTCATCGATTTTATTAATTAATGCTTCTAACTCCATCTCAACTTTGTTTGGTAATCCCTTATGCTTGGTTGATGCAAAATCTTTAACATCTTTTGTTTTCATAGATTTTGCAGCATCTATAACATCTTGAGATACATCTGATGGTTTAACATCTCCTTTTTTAAGAGCGTAAACCAAACTCATAAACTTTTGTTGTGCTTTAGATTTAGATGGCATTAATTTCTCCGTAATCTCTTTGGATATAAATATGTGTTAATCTAAGTTAACCGATGAAAGTGGAACAATCCATTCTCTATCAAATGGGTCGGTCACTTTAACTTCGTGCTTTTGTTCGTTTACTGATATAACTATCACCCTCTCCCCTTCGGGCAGACACCCATTGTGATTGGTGAAAGTCTCCTTCATTGTTGTTCTCTTTAAATTTTCCATTTTTAGTTCTTTTTTTAAATTTTTCTTCAAATTCTAACTCATTCAACTCTTCTAAATCCACATTATGGATTGAAATCTTTCCCATAATCAATTCCTAATTAAATTAAATTTCGATACTATTTTTAAAAATTCTTCTACTGTATATTCTTTTGATTTTTCATCTTTGATTTTGATATGCTCCAATGTATCAGGATATTTGTGAATCATCCGTTCCAAAATCTCAAACCCTTGTTCTGCCCAAAAGTTTTTAAAAGAAGATTCACCCAATACATTTGTTGAGTATTGAACCCCATCATCGGAATCATCTGGTAATAAAATGTAATATATCATATCTGAGATAAATATACCATTATAAATGAATCAGTTCGTTTTCGTAAGTTTTTACTTTGTTAACCTTTACTTTGAAAATATCCAATTCAAACTCACCAACTTCAATTTCAGAAGACTCAAGTACGGATGATAATTCTGTTATAATATTGTATGAATATTGAGTTAATTTATTTGCATCAAATTCAACAATTATATCTGTATCCTTACCACTATTGATTCTATCTTTTAATTCAAACTGAGTATTTGGTTGTTCAATTGAGATATATTGGTCGATTATTTCTTCAGGTAAATCTACTTCAATTTGAGAACACCAAGGTTCTAATAGATTTAAAATCTTCTCATTTGAGTTTGTGATATTGAATCCAACACTATACTTTGGTGGTACGATTGGTTTCATTAATGTATCATGTTTTACGAAGTGTCCCCACTTTCTGATGAAGTTTCTCGTTGAACGAATGTTCTGAGCTAACCACTCATCTGATTCTTTACCCACTTCAGTTAATGTTGGATTGTATCTACTACCTCTACAAGTCATATGATACACATACCCTTCCCATGTCTGAACAAATGAATATCCATTCAATAAAAATCGGTTGAATATATCAGAATCTTCTTTTGATTGAGGTGCATAAAGGGGGTCATGCCCACCAATTGATTGGAAATCTTCTTTGAATAAAAACCAAGGAGCAAATATACCCTCAGTTGTTTTATTACCGTATGTTTTCCGTTCTAACCAATTTAAAACTTTTTGTTCATCAAACACTTCAGGTTCAGTTCCACAATCCAATAGAACCTTTTCAGGCCCATCTGGATGTAGTGGTGGTTCAATTCGTGTCAATGATACTACCGTTTGTGGTTTGATATGTTCCAATACAGATTCCAATGCGCCAGGACAAAGATACATATCAGCATGGTAGATTCCTACAATTTTTGTAGGTGCTACTTCGTTAATCAATCTATCATAAAGAATAGTATGTCCTAATCGAGTTGGCCCTTCATTTCTGATTGCATGGAAGTTTTTATCTTTTTCCATCATTTCTTTACACCATTCCCAAGTTCCATCATTTGAGAAATCATCTGCTACACAAATATGTGGTTCATCACCACCATTTTTTCTAATTGATTCATACGCCCATTTCAAATATTTTAAATTATTACGAGATGGGGTGATGAATGATATATCTTTTTTACTTATCATAACTTTTTACTTTTTCTGTGATTTTCTATTGCCTTTATAAATTGTAAATTTTTTATATTACCAAGTTCTTCAGGTGGTATATTGTTTTCATAACCGTATATGATTGGAACTATATGGTCTATGTGATATGCGTTCTCATCCAAATCAATTCGAGTTCTTTTATTTATATCATAACCCTCTAATAATTCTAATGGCTGTGATTCTGTTATTTTCCAAACTTGTTTATAATACTCTATTTTATCTATATCTTTTTCAGAATTCTCATATTCAACTCTACATTGCATTGAACAATATTTTGATGTATGTTTCCGTTTACCAATTGACTTATATTCACTCCCACAATTTATACATTCTTTAATTGTAGCAGTGCCTGAATTCCATGCCGGCTTTCCTTTAAATGTATCTGAAATCTTTTTTCTAAATTCTTCACCATATATCTCACCTTCACTATGTAATTCTGATATTCGTTTTGATATTTTAGATTTACGTTCTTTGCTAAACACCACACCTGTATTTGCGTTCCTTATCTTTTCATTTCGTTCTTTGCTAGAGTATAGACATTTACGTGAACAATATTTTTTAGTATCCACTTGCTTTGGAAGAACTTCCATCTCATTACCACACGTTAAACAATTCTTTTTTATTCGTTCTACTTTCTTCATACAACCCCTTTGATATAAATATGGTGGTTGAATGAAAAACATTACGATTACTTATCATAAGTTTAAACTTTTTATATATGTTTCTAATTCAATAACAGCTTCCCAATCCAATATTTCTTTTGCAACAATATCATCATTGAGTGTTGTTTGTGCTTCACCTGGCTTATCATCTTCATATTTTGGTGTAATACCAAACATTTCAGCAACTTCATTTACTGAATGATTCTTACCCCTTCCCAACTCAAATGCGTATCCCCATGCATCTTTCTGAGGTATTCTCACTAAAGCCTTTACAATATCATCGATATGGGTGAAATCTCTTCGTTTAGAACCATCGCCGTATATAACACAATCTTTTCCATTTTGGATGTTGTGAATCCATCTACCAATTAAAGTTGTGTATCCACCTTCAGTTAATTGATGGGGGCCATACACATTGTAAAACCTTGTAATAGATGCTTTCAATCCAAAATGTTCACAATATAATGTTATGATATCCTCACCCAAATCTTTTGAGAATGTATATGGGTTTTTAAATCTACCACTATGTTTTGAAGATGAACCAGCATATACTAATGGAATATTATGTTTCGTACAAAACTTCACAACTTCATATGTTCCATTAAAGTTTGTTTCAATGTAATCTTCAGGTTTTTCAAATGATGGTTGGATTCTGGCTATAGCTGCCATATGAAATACAACATCAAAGTCGTTATCCATAGTCCATACATTTTGAATATCACCACTCCAATATCTACAACCATCGACTTCGTTTGATTTAAGACCCGTTGAGTAGTTGTCTAATGATTGGACTTCATGCCCATCTTTTAATAATCGTTTGATGAGGTTTGTTCCTACAAAACCAGCACCACCTGTAACTAATATTTTCATTTTACCAATTTATTTTTAAATCTTTCCACTTTTCTTTAAATAAGATTTGAGTTTTATCAACAGACTTCATATACTCTTCTGGATTTGAGTTAGTTTTTTTATGAAATGGTATTTGATAATGATTTATTTCATTTTTAGAATCTAACAGCCTTAAATTATGATAACCTAAATTGTTAACTCTATAACAAAAATCTTCACTTTCTCTATCACCATAAAACTGTTCATCAAATAACCCAACCTCATTTATAAATTTTGAATCAAAAAACATAAACCCATCTGCAAACAAGGTTTTTAGAAATTCATATTCACCAATTGTGGTAAATGGTATTTCAGGATATATATGTCTCGTCGAATGTTTTTGGAATCCAATAACCCCTATATCCTCATACATATCATACACATCAATACATCGTTTTAACCAATTTTCATTTTTAAAATGAACATCAGATTGAACAAAGCAAACATACTCTGAATTAGATGAGGTTCTTATTGTTTTTAGAACTGTATTTAATGATACTGATATACTATAGTTGTAGTTATGTCCCATAATAATTACATTTGGGTCATTAAATTTTAAAGTTTGAAATTCTGGTTTTAAATTCCACTCATTACATACAAAGTATATTTTGTAATCTAATCCTAATTTTTGTGCAATAGATGATAACCCATTTATACACTCAACCTCTCCCTTTGCATCTCTCCACGGAGTTGGTACTATAAAATCTACTGTAATATTATTGTATCTCATATTAATTAAAATATACTAAATTTTCTTCAAAATTCATAATGTTTTTTACACTTTTATTATCTATAGGAGATACGAATGTTTCAATATCAGTTTGTGGTAACTCACCCCACTTATTAAAAAACTTTCG